TTCTGACCGAGTCGGTAGCACTCGGCATGCTGCCACCTCGACCGCCCCTACCTGGGGACGACAATCAGCGCCGCGCCAAGCAGCAGGCGCTACGGATGCGGCTCCTACGTGGTCGATGGTCGGAAGACCTGGAGACGGCCCTCAAGCTGCACGTGCGTGAGGACCGCCTGGGTGTCTGGGGCATCGGCGAGATGAGCCGCAACCCCTTCCGCTCGATCTCGTCCCAGGTCGGCGGCGCCCTGTACCACCGGCCGGGCGAGTTGCGCGGCGGTGCTGGGGTCGATGACCTCTCGGCGGCCATGCAGGCGGCTGGGTACTGGCAAGTGATGCAGCGGCAGTCCACCGACCTGGTCGGGCTGCGCGAGACGCTGATGCGCGTGGACTGGTCCGAGCGGGCTGGCCTGCTGTACCGGCCCATCGACCCTGACGCGTGCATCGTGGAGTCGGTGCCCGAAGCGCCGGACGTGCCCGCCTACCTGGCTGAGCTCCAATTGCGCGAGGACGAGAAGGGCAAGCCGGCTTGGTGCTGGGAGATCTTGGACATTCGAGACCTTGAGCAGCCCGAGCACAAGATCATGGACGCCAAGATGGAGGAGGACTGGACGGAGCGGATCCTTGGTCCTGCTCCCGAGGGCTCCATCAACGGCTACCGCTACGTCTACGAGGGCGTTCCGTTCCTGCCGGTGGTCATGCACCACGCTGAGCGCACCGGTGAGCTGTGGGATGCGTTCTACGGCGTTGAGACGGTGCTGGGGACCATGACGGTCGCCGTGCTGCTGACGTTCTGGGTGCATGGCGTCAAGGACGGCAGTTTCGCAACGGTGATGCTGGTCAACGGCCAAGTACGAGACGTGGAGATCGAGGGCGCCAACGGCACGCGCCGGAAGGTGATCAGCACCGAGCCCGGCTCCATCATCGAGGTGGGCCCCATCGATGAGGGCGCAGGCCAGCCAACGGCGGTTCAACTGCAACCGGGCTTTGACCCTCAGAAGCTGATGACGGCGATCACGGGCTTTGAGCAAGGCTTGGCCGAGTTCGCTGGCGTGTCTGCCGCTGACCTGGTTCGGACGGGTGCTGACCCACGGTCTGGGGTGTCGCTGTCCATCTCGCGCGAGGGGCTGCGGGATGCGCAAGGGCGCATGGAGCCCCAACTCCGGCGCGGAGACTTGCAAGCCGCTGCGGTGACCGCGAAGATGCTCAACCTGCACGCGGGCACGAACCTGCCGATCGACGGGATCAGCATCACGTACCCGTCGCTGCCGCTGTCCATCGGAGAGCGCAAGGCGCAGACCGAGGACCTGACGACGAAGGTCGATGCCGGCCTGATGTCCAAGGTGGACGCGTACATGGCGCTGCACCCCGGCATCACCCGGAAGCAGGCGACCACCGAACTGGACCGCATCCGGCGAGAGAACGCCATGTATGTGAGCCCGAATATCTGAGGGGAGAACCATGCCAATCGAGCAGGACGGAAAGAAGTATTACGACGGCGACGAGATCAACCAGATCGTGCGGGACCGGCTGGCCAAGGAGTCCGACAAGCGCGCGCTTGTGGTCTCCGAGCGCGACTCGTTGAGCGCTGAGCTTGAGGCCCTGCGGCCCCAGGTCGCCGGCGTCGAGGCGCTGACCCAGCAGAAGGCAGACCTTGAGGCGCAGCTCGCCAAGGCTCAAGGGCAGTTCAGCCGCTACCAGGCCGCGACTACGCACGGCGTGACGGACCCCGACACCATCGAGGCGTTGGAGTTCGCCCACCAGAAGGCTGCGGCCAAGCTGGGCGATAAGGCGCCGGACTTCGCCACGTACCTGAGCAACGCGGCCACCGACGAGTCCATGCTCCCGTCCTACCTGCGCGGCGTGCTCGCGTCGGGTGGCGATGAGGGGGGGGAGCAGACGCAGACGCAGCAGACGCAGACGCAGACGCAGACGCAGACGCAGCAGACCAAGCGCCCCGGCACCAAGCCGCCGAAGAAGGCGCCGGCCAGCAACGCCAACGACCAGTTCAGGACGGCGGTGAGCCAGGCGACCACGTTTGAGGACCTGCAGAAGCTCCAGCAGGAGCGCCAGGCTCGGTAGAACCCAGTGCGTACGGTGGCACCGGTCAACAGCTCGCAGCGCGCCCAACCAATCACACTGCGAGTGATCCCATGGCAATCGCCATTTTCTCGGCCGGCGCCCCCGCGTCCGGCAACGGTCTGACCACTGAAGACCAGCTCAACGACCTCGTCCTGGCTGAGCAGAGCTTCAAGCTCGCCATGGCCGACAGTGCCGACATCTTCGGCACCAGCGCCATCGAGATGCAGAACGGCAGCGACGCCGGCTCCCTGGTCGGCCGCAACCGGATCTTGTCCCTGGGCTGGTCCATCTCCATGGACGCCACCGCTGCGGAGGACACCGACGTGGCTGCGTCCAGCGTCACCGCCGCCGCTTCGGACGTGACCATCGCGCGCCGTGCGCTCCGCCTGGACGAGACCGGCCTGGCCAACGCGGTCGGTGGGGCGTGGGGCTTCTCCCCCATCCCGCTGGGCCTGACCATGGCCGGCAGCTTCTCGGCGGGCCGGATGGGTCTGTTCGCCACCGCGATCGCGGGCGCGTCCACCAACGTGACCAGCGCGGGCGCCGGTTCCATCGACGACCTGTACGACATCATCGACAGCTTCACCACCAGCACCGGCGACCCCGGGATGCTGGTCGGCTGCCTCCACCCCTTCACCATGGCTGCGATCCGTGACTCCATGCGTGCCGAGGTGGGCCCGCAGGCGCGGCGAGAGGACGTGCAGGCGTTCCTGGCCAAGGGCGCTGAGATGCTGCTGGGTATGCTCATCTTCCCCAGCACCAAGATCACCAACGCGGCCAGCAAGCACGAAAACGCCTTTATGGCGGCCGGTGCGCTGAGCTACCGCTACGCCGTGCCCAAGCAGCCGGTTGGCGGCGGCCAGGTCATCTTCAACGACGGGGTTTCCCCGCTGATGATCGAGGCCCAGCGCGACGCGAGCAAGGACACCTACGAGCTGGTGGCGAACGCCTACGACGGCATTGTGATCCGCGAGCAGGCCCGCATCCGGGGCTTCCTGGCGTCCACGAGCTGACGGGTTGTGGGGGGTTGGGTGGGGGGAGGCCCCTCCCCTCGTCTCGCCCCTTCCAGCCCCCCACTTTCACTTGAGGGGAGAACTACATGGCACGCATCGCAGGCAAGCGCTCAGTCAGCCGCCAGAGCCGGGGGCAGAAGCTCCCGAACTACGGCATGGGTGGCCGCAACAAGCCCTTTCACTTCCAGCACAACCACGGATCGTGGGAGTTGGTGGAGACCTCCGAGGGCTGGCGTCTCGTCCCGTCGCTGTCTCGGATCGTGGTAGCCCCAGGGGTCAACGGGACGGCACAGGCCAAGCGCGGCCAGCACCTCAGCGCTGTTCACGTCAAGAACATGGCCGAGGAGAACTGGGGCAGTCTGGTCCTGACCGACATCGACGCCTACCAGTACAGCCCGGAGGAGCCCGGCTCGACCGGTGACGGCTACTTCACCCTCTGGGAGACAGTGCTCCTCTACGACGACGGCACCTGGGAGATCGACCACGACGACCAGGGCTGGGCCGATTGGCGCTGGTCGCTGGTGGTCAACGGAACCATCAAGCCGCCGCGCAAAAAGATCTGGTCCACCCAGGAGCGTCGCTGGCGCACCCGCATCCAGCGTGCGAGCCGGCGCCCGGACCTTTCCAGCAGCCAGCAGAGCAAAACCCTGGCTGAGCGCATGCTCGAGGGGCTGGCGGAAGCGCAAAAGGCGATGGACGCGCTGAACGGACCCACGCCCAAGCGCAAAGCGCGCGTGGTGCGGAAGAAGGCACCGGCACAGGAGGCCACCAATGTCGGGTGAAAAGCAGGGCGGCCGAGAGCACATCGACCGCACGACCAAGTACCTGATTGAGCGCTCTGGGCTTCAGCCCCGTGTCGCGCATGAGCAGGCGAAGCAGGCCCGGATCCGCAACGAGCAGCGCGAGTCTGGGCGGCGGAAGTGAGCGCGGCGGAGACGGTCTACAGCGTCCGCGTCGCGTACCCGGACTACCTGGAGCGTGCTCGAGCGCAGACCGTCTCCCTGCCCATCTGGCGCGACGGTGCGCTGGCTGCGCCTTCGTCTGGGACGTTCACCCTGCGCCGGCCGAACGGGGACACCCTGGTTACTGGTGCGGTGGTGGTGGCTGGGTCGATCGCGACCTACCCGGTGCTTGCGGCCAGCATCCCCGCGACAGAGAACCTGGGCCACGGCTACCAGGAGTTGTGGGAGCTCACCCTCGCGGACGGGACTACGCAGACCATCCCGCGAGACGCGGCGCTGGTGAAGCACGCAGCACGCCCCACGCTGACGGACGACGACATTACGGCCGTCTACAGCGACCTGGCCCGGCACATGGCCACGGGTGACACCACGTTCCAGCCCAAGATCGATGAGGCGTGGAAGCAGATCCTTGGCCGGCTGGAGATGCAGGGCGTTTTCCCCGACCACATCGTGACCTACTGGAGCGTGCGCGAGGTGCATCTCCAGCTGGCCCTGTACCTGACCCTGCTCGACTTCAGCAGCCGTCAGGGCGACCGCTGGGCCGAGATGGCCGAGGCGCACAAGCGCGAGTTTGAGATGGCGTGGGCGCGGCTCCGCTTCCGCAAGAGCACCACCGACACCGGCCTGCAGGACGACGACGGCATGAAGTCCGCAGGGGAGGGGGTCACCCACACCAACGCCAGCCCCCGTCGGTCGTGGCGCGGCAACTGGGGCCTGTAGGTGGCTGACCTCACCATTGCGCAGGTCCGCCAGCGCTTCGCCACCGCGCTTGAGGCCGTCACCGACTGGAACGAATCCCCCTTTGCGTGGGGCGTCTTCGCGTCGAACATCGAGCACCACCGCTTTGCAGTCGGGGCCCCCCGCACCATGCCTCGCCCTGGCTCAGTGGGCCGCCCTCGCCAACGACCTGCAGTCACCTCCTACCAGGT